CCGCAAGCGAGTGATCGAGCGCACCCGGCTTGAGTTGTCAGAGCAGGAGCTTGACGAGATGCGCTCGGAGTTCCTGGACCGGATCAGAGGCCACCAACGCGCAGCACTGGACGCAGGCAAGCTCGGCCCGCTCGCTGCGATGATGACGCTAGAGAGCAAGATAACCGGCGTCGAGAGAGCCGCTGAGGTGGACGTACAGCCCGTCACGGTAAACCTGCATGTGCCTGGACCGCTGACCGAGTGAGACACCTCAGCGTTGACTACAGGCCCCACAGCGCGCAACTACGGGCGCACACCGCGCCACAGGACACGGTGCTCTTCGCTGGAGGCTGGGGCTCGGGCAAGACGTGGTGGCTGATAGCTGAGGCTCTGCGCTTGACTGTGGAGAACCCAGGCAGGCCCGGCGTGCTGGTGTCGCCCACCTTCCCGCTCCAGAGGCGCACGCTGTACCGGGCGATCGTGGACATCTTCCCCGAGGCCAAGCGCTGGCCTACCGGCACAGCCAACGCCCGCGACTGTCTCGGCCCGCTGGTCAAGGACTGGTCGGCGAGTGACCGCGTTTTAACTCTGTTCAATTCGTCGGAGTGGATGTTTGGAAGCGCCGAGAATGTGGCCAGCTTGGAGGGCGCAAGCTACGCCTGGGGCTGCCTGGATGAGCCCCGGCTGGTCAGGCCCGAGGCGTGGCGCATCTTCAATGCCCGGATCCGCGACCCCAAGAGCAAGCAACTGCGCCGCGCCCTGGCAGGCGTTCCGGCGATGGGTTGGATGTGGGACGAACTGGGAAAACCGCACCCTAAGCGCACGGTCATCAGAGGGAGCACCACCGACAACCCGCACCTCCCGCCCGGCTACATCGAGCACCTGAACCTGAGCGACAGGCTGGCACGCGCCTACATCCACGGGGAGTTCGTCGTGCTTGAGGGCGTGGTGTACTGGAACTATACCGATGAGAGCATCGTGGACGTGGAGCCAGACCCCAGCAAGCCGACCTATGGGATGCTGGACTTCGGCGGCAGAAAGCCCTACTTCGGCATCGTCCAAGACCATGACTGCGGTGAGGTGGTGGTCGAGGAGGTGGTGGCAGCCAACGTCCTGGAGAGCCGCCACGCTCGCGACTGTGCCGAGCACTTGCAGCGGCTGGGCTTGACGATGCTTGAGTGTTACGTGGACCCGGCTGGAAAATCTCGAAACAGCATGACGGGCCTTAGCAGCTTCAAGGTCTATGAGGACATCTTTCGCTCAGCCGGTGTGTTGTCAGGCTACATGCAGCACCCTCGCGGCCCGGTTGAGCGGCACATCCCCAACGGTGTCGAGGCTACCCGGTGCAGGCTTCAGGACCACTCGGGCAGGCGTCGCCTGTTCGTCGCCAGGGCCTTGACCGAGCAGAGCAGGACCAGTCGCTACCCGGAGGGCGCGGTCGGCGTACACGGCGGGCTCATGGGCTACAAGTACCCATCGAAGAGGCAGCACACCAACGAGCCGCACAAGGACGGGATCCACGATCACAGCATGGATGCGCTGCGGTACTACGTCGTCGCCCGTCATGGCGTGGTCGAGCAGCCAGACATCGCAGCCCTCAACCCGAGCCTTGACAATTCAGGCTCTACCCAATCCCACGCGGTGGGGTATGGTGCGGGAGATCTGCACCTGGGAGACTTCTAGATGAGCGAACCTGATCCCGCTACCTGGGCCAAGCTCGGGCCGCTGTATGTGACGCAGGCAGCCGCTGAGCAGGCAGCAGCAAGCGGTCAGGCTGTGCGTGTCTACCCGGACGGCATGGAGGCGCTCAGCGAGTACATCTCCCTGCCGGGGCAGATGGGCGGCAAGCCTCTGCGGGCCAATGCCTCCATGATGGCGAAGCGGCTCACCGACATCGGCACCTACCCGATGAGCGGGGTTGTGGACATGGACAGCAACCCGGGCCTCACGCCGGATGTCTGGCGCGGCTACGGGACCCAGGTCGGCATCGTCGATCAGATGCGGATGGAGGATCCGGTAGTGGCGGCGATTGTTTACGCTACCACCGCCCCGATCATCCGCAGCCACTGGAAGATCGAGCCGGGCGGCGATGACCGGCAGGCGTTAGAGGAGGCCGAGTTCATCCGGGCGAACCTGTTCGAGTACCTGAGCGGTGGCTTCTATACCTTTGTGGAGCAGGCGGTGTCTGCCGTCTGGCGCGGCTTCTCGCTGTTCGAGATCGTCGCCCGCTTCGACCGTGACAGCAAGCAGACCCGCCTCGACCAACTCAGCCCGATGCTGCCCAACACGGTCTATAGCTGGAACCGCTACGAGTCGGGCCGCTGGGGCGTGACTCAGGCACCGGACCAAGGCGATGCCGACGTGGGCTCGCCTGATGCCTACTCTGCCGGAGGTGCGAGCCTGCCGCCCGAGAAGCTGCTGCACATCGCATGGAACGCGAGCGGCGACGACCCCGAGGGGATGAGCATCCTGCGCCCCTGCTATGCGGGATGGAAGTCTCGCCGCCTGATGCTGAAGCTTGAGGCAACCGGCTTTGAGCGCGGCGCATTTGGGATCCCCTACGTCGAGGTGGATCCGACAGCGCGCACCGGAGACAGCGCAACAGTCAACGAGATCCTGCGCGAGTTGCGGACGGGTGCCCGCGCCTGGGCTGCCTTCCCGCCCGGCTACACCTTGCAGTTCGCAGACTTCCCCTTCAAGGGTGCCGATCTGCGCGAGGCTCGGATCGCTGCTGGTCAGGACATGGCCCGCGCCGCCATGGCCCCGTTCTTATTCACCGGAGAGCAGTCAGGATCCTACAGCCTCATCGCTGGGCAGCTAGACTTTTTCACCATGAATCTTCAGACCGCTGCCGACATGATCGGGGCGGCTCTTAGCCACGGCAGCGACTCCCTGATCCAGCGGCTGTGCGGGTGGAACTACAATCGGACCGAGGGCTTCCCCAAGCTGGTGCCCGGCTCGCTGAGTCTTGGCGATCCCAAGGCCCTCGTGGAATCGATCAAGACAGCCGCAGAGGGCGGCGCATTGCTTCCTGATCGCGGCGTCGAGGAGTCCGTCCGTGCTGCGCTGGGGCTGCCTGAGCTAGAGAGCCGCGAGGAGATGGCGCACCGACTCCGCAACGAGCAGCCCGGCGAGATCAGGACCGAGGAATCCAAGGCAGCGGACACAGCGCTTAACGGCTCGCAGGTCGCCTCTGCCCTGGCTATCGTGCAGTCTGCAGCGGTGGGCGAGATCACCCGAGAGAGCGCGGTCGGCATGATCGGCAACTTCTTTAACCTGCCCCGCTCGGTGGCTGAGGAGATCCTTGGAGGCGAGCCCTCGCCCGAGACGGCACCGGCTGAGGAGGTCGAGACAGAGGTCGAGCAGATCGAGCGCACCGAGGTCAAGAGCAGGGAGCCCGTAGTCACCGAGGTCACAGACGATCAGGCTGACGACACCGAGCGCGAGGCCAAAGAGATGGAGGCATTGGCCGAGAGCCTGCGCCGTCCGCTTGCCGTGAGCGGTCGCGAGCTACGAGAAGAGGAGCGGTACGTTCGCCTTGACGAGACGCTTGCGCCGATGGTGGGCGTGAAGGAAGCCATGGCCCAGGCTGCCGAGGACTGGCGCGAACTCATCGCTGAGCGTTACGCGGATCGCATGGCTGAGGCTGGCGACCTGATCAAGATGCGCGGCGCTGACGTGCCAGACGTGGGCAAGCTGGGCGAGGCCTTCCGGGTGGAGTTGCGCCGGGCCTATCGTGCGGGCAAGGCGTCGGTGAGTGAGGAGATGGATAGGATCTCTGCCTCGCCTGATCTGCTGCCTGCTCTTGAGGTCGGAGACTTTGAGGTGACACGCGACGACATCGTGGTGGACCTGCCGGGCGAGACGGAGACGCTCAGCGAGCAGACCGCATTCTCATGGACCGGCCAGCAGCGGGGCGGCTTGACCGGTCTGCGCTACCTGACCAGCCTGGGCGATGGCGAGCCCCTGCTGCTGGCTCCCGTGGGCCGCAAGGTGGTGGCAGAGGACCCGGTGGCCGAGGGCGAGTCGGTAGCGGACGAGATCGATCCCGAGGATGCTGTGGAGAACGTGGCGCGTACTTCGGCCCTGGCTGCTGCTGACCGCGTGAAGGCTGCCAGCATCACCGCTGTGCAGTCGGGCAGCATCGGCGGGGTTATGGCTACCGCAGCCATTGCGGCGACGGTGGCGGGCGCTGTGCGCGAACTCAGCCCAGGTGCGGATCTGGTTCAGGCCCAGCGCGACACCAACACGATCTTTGGCCTGGGCCGCATGCAGGAAGCGAGGGCGCAGGGAGCCGAGGAGGGCATCCGCTCGGCCATGCTTGAGTCGTCAACCTGCGATGTGTGCTTGAGCAAGGACGGGTCCCGCTTCGAGATGGCTGAGCTTGACGAGTACGCGACGCCGGATCCTGATTGCTTCGGCGGCGATCAATGCAACTGCATCGTGATATTCATCCCCAAGGAGTAGAGCCATGAGCGACCAGATCAACCTTGCAGTCTGGACGACGGCTTACGTCAACGACCT